GAAAATAATGAAGTTGCAAAATACAAAGTTTTAGATGTGTTTTGGTGTGGGGATTACATCAAAGACGATGAATATATAGGTAAAATAATAGAACCACAATGGTGGTATATAACTAAATAAAATAAAACATGACAAGAAAAAGACGAACAAAAGCTGAAATATTAGCGGCTAAAAGCGAAGGATTAGGGGACACAGTAGAAAAGGTTTTAGAAGCTACTGGAGTATCAAAGGTTGCTAAATGGTTACTTGGTGAAGACTGCGGTTGTGATGAGCGCAAAGCAAAGTTAAACGCTTTATTTCCGTATCGTAAACCTGAATGCCTACTAAAAGACGAATACGAATATTTAAAAGAATGGTATTCTGAAACACGTTATTCAATGAAGCCTACCGAACAAAAGGAACTATTAAGAATTTATAATAGAGTATTTAAAGTAAATATGCAACCAACTTCTTGTGGTTCGTGTCTACGTGATGTAATGAATAAATTAGAAATATTATTTAACACGTACGAAGATGCCAATTCCTAAACCACGAAAAGACGAAAGCAAAAAAGACTTCGTTCAAAGGTGCATGATTGACGATACAATGACTTTTGAATACGAAGATATAGACCAACGTTTAGCGGTATGTTCAACAACTTATGAAGAAAAATTAAATGAAGTTAGTAAAGATAAGCGAGGTTAAACCCAACCCGAAGAACCCAAGAATAATAAAAGACGGAAAATTTCAAAAGTTACTTAAGTCTATCCAAGAATTTCCTGATATGCTAAATAAACGCCCGTTAGTGGTTTTTACTGACGTAGATAATAAATACGTTGTTTTGGGTGGTAATATGCGTTTAAAAGCTTGTAAAGAGATAGGATTAAAAGAAATACCGATTATAGTAGCAGACGAATGGACGGAAGAACAAAAAGCGGAATTCTTAATTAAAGATAATGTAGGTTTTGGAGAATGGGACTGGGATAGTTTAGCAAATGAATGGGATGCTGAAAAGTTAGACGATTGGGGTTTAGATTTGCCAGTTGATTTAAGCGTTCAAGAAGAACTTGAAGCTGAAGAAGATGATTTTGATGTTCCTGAAGGTGGAATTGAAACGGATATTGTATTAGGGGATTTATTTGAAATAGGTGAACATCGTTTGCTTTGTGGCGATAGTACAGATAGCGACCAAGTGGCAAAGCTAATGAACGGTCAAAAGGCTGATATGGTATTTACCGACCCACCGTATAATGCAAACTATAAGTCAAGAGGCGAAAATGAATTATTAAGAAAAGGTATAAAAAATGATAATATGTCATCTGATGATTTTGAAGATTTTATACAAGGATTTGTTTCTACTTGCATATTAAATATAAAAGAAGGTGCTTCTGTTTATTTTTGTTGTAATTGGAAAGATTCATATCCAAGATTTTATTTTAATTTAGAAAAGGCTGGAATAAATATAAGTGCAAATATTGTATGGAATAAAGGTAGTGGCGGAATGGGATGGCAAGATTATAGATATCAATATGAATTTATTATTTATGGTTTTTTAAAAGGTAAAGCTCATAAATGGTTTGGAGGTAGAACAGAAACAGATGTATGGGATATAAAAAGAGATAATAGAACAGATTACAATCATCCAACGCAAAAACCAATAGAAATTTCATCAAGAGCACTAAAAAATTCATCTGAAAAAAATGATTTAATAATGGAATTATTTACGGGTTCAGGTTCAACAATGGTAGCATCACACCAACTTAAACGCAAATGCTACGGAATGGAACTTGACCCGAAGTATTGCCAAGTTATAATTGACCGTATGAAAAAACTTGACCCGAGTTTAGTTATTAAGAAGAACGGAGTTGAAATTAAATAACACCGAAATAACAGCGAAATGGCAAACGAACAAAATTTAAAACCAGCTTGGGAAAAAGGCGAAAGCGGAAACCCTAACGGAAGACCTAAAGGAGCAAAGAATAGAAGCACAATAGCAAAGTACTGGCTGGAGGTAAATCAAAAGCTTAAAAACCCTTTAACGGGTGCTGAAGAAACAATGAGTCAAGAAGATTTAATGACGTTAGCTTTAATTAAAAAAGCACGTGAAGGCGATGTAGCAGCATATAAGGCTTTAATGGATAGCGGTTACGGTGCGCCATTACAACAAATTGAACAAACGATTTTAGAACAACCAATTTTCCCTGATGTTTCTGCGGACGACTTCGACGAATAAAATACTCAAACTTAAAAAGCGAGTTCGTATTATTCAGGGCGGAACGTCGGCTGCCAAGACTTACGGTATATTATCCGTTTTAATTGCACGTGCTTCTGCAATACACGGGCTTGAAGTTAGCGTAGTTGCTGAAAGTATTCCGCATTTACGTAGGGGTGCTTTAAAAGACTTTATTAAGCTAATGAAGTGGATGAATAAATGGCACGAAAACCAATTTAACAAATCGTTATTAACCTATCAATTTTTAAACGGTAGTAGCTTTGAATTTTTTAGTGCGGACGATTCAAGCAAATTACGAGGAGCAAGGCGTGATGTTCTATATATAAACGAATGTAACAACGTAACCTTTGAGAGTTACAACGAACTTGCGATACGTACAAAGAAAGCTATATATTTAGACTTCAACCCCGCTAATGAATTTTGGGTACACACTGAACTAAAAGACGAACAAGACAGCGACTTCTTAATTCTCACGTATAAAGACAACGAAGCCTTAGACAATAGTATTGTACAACAAATAGAAAAGAATCGTTTAAAAGCGGAAACAAGCGCATATTGGAGTAACTGGTGGAGAGTTTACGGACTTGGCGAAATAGGAATGCTTGAAGGCGTTATATTTAGCAACTGGAAAACTATTGATATACTACCTAAAGAAGCGAATTTAATCGGAATAGGATTAGACTTTGGATATACAAATGATCCAACTGCAATAATAGAAATATACAATTACAACGGTCAACGAATAATAAACGAATTGAAGTATCAAACGGGAATGTTAAATAGTGATATTGCAAACGCACTACCGAAACACGTACCCGTCTACGCTGATTCAAGCGAACCGAAAAGCATTGAAGAAATAAAACGCTACGGAATAACAATTAAAGGCGTTACAAAGGGTAAGGATTCAATAAACTACGGAATAGATGTTATGCAACGTAATGAGTATTTAGTTACTTCAAATAGCACAAACTTAATTAAAGAACTTCGGGCCTATTGCTGGGACACGGATAAACAAGGCACACGCCTAAACAAACCGATTGACACAAATAACCACGCTATTGATGCGCTACGATACCACGAAATGGAAACGTTAGGTATGAATTCTAACTACGGTAAATATCATATTTGGTAAATATATAATATTTCGCACCCGTTCAAGTATGCAAATAGTGTGAATTATATTTACAAACTACAAAAACACGAATTAAAAGTTAATATATAGAATGAAAACAGAAATTGTAATACCTACTTCATTAAGTGAAATACCTTTGAAAAGCTACCAAGAGTTCATGAAGGTAGTCGAAAAGTCAAATGACGATGAGTTTATAGGTCAAAAGACTATAGAAATATTTTGCGGTCTGAAAATGAAAGACGTTGTAAAGGTCAAATGGAGCGACGTTAAAAGCTTGACCCTACATTTAAACGAAATATTCAAAGCGAAGCCTAAATTTCAAGCTACGTTTAAAATAAAGGATATGGAGTTCGGTTTTATTCCTAATTTGGAAGATATGAGTTTCGGTGAGTACATTGATTTGGAAAGTAATATATCAAGCGTAGAAACTTTTCACAAAGCAATGGCGGTAATGTATAGACCTATCACAAAAAAAGTAAAAGACCGTTACGAAATATTTGAGTACAAAGGAACGGACGAATTTAGTGATGTTATGAAGTACGCTTCATTGGATGTTGTTTTAGGTGCAACGGTTTTTTTTTCGACTTTAGGAAGCGACTTAGTTCAACATACGCTTACCTCTTTGGAGAAGGAGATACAGAGGAATCCGAAGATAATGACTTTAGCGAAAGAACGCAATTTAATAAAAGATGGGGATGGTACAATTCAATCTATGCGCTTTCTCAGGGAGACGTTACAAAGTTTGATGAAGTTACCAAGCTGGGAGTTAGAAAGTGTCTTACCTACCTCACTTACGAAAGACAGAAACGAGAAATAGAAGATAGAGAATTAAAAAAAATACAGCGACATGGCTAATTATTACACGGTATTAGATACGTTAAAAACCAACTTAGAAAACGATCCATTTGTAAACACGGTTACTCAAGGTGATATTTTTGCGGTCGATTTGGCAAAGCAAACAATATTTCCTTTAGTTCATATTATAGTAAATAACGCAACTTTTGAAAGTAATATAATTCGTTTTAACGTGAGTTTAATGGCAATGGATATTGTCAATAAGTCAAAAGACGAAGACACAAATATATTCGACGGTAACGATAACGAGATTTACGTACTTAATACAATGCTTTCAGTATTGAATAGGTTGTACGAAGAGCTTCGACGTGGCGACTTATTTACGGATGCTTTTCAAGTGGATGGTAACCCAACCTTAGAAGCCTTCGCAGAAAGATTTGAAAACTATTTAGCTGGTTGGACTATGACTTTTGACATTTTAGTTCCTAACGAAATGACTGTTTGTTAATGAGTGAAAGATTAAAAGCCTTAGAAAAGTTTCGTGATTTGGTAGTAGCTGAAGCAAAAGCCAATTTACAAAAGATGGGTAAAGATACCAGCGGCAAATTATCAAACTCAATAAAAGGCGACGTTAAAGAAATGCCTAACTCGATTGGTGTTTATTTTGAAATGGAGCCGTATGGAAACTTTCAGGACAAAGGGGTTAAGGGTGCAAACCCAACAGGGTTACCTTCAAGTTCAAAAAACTACGGTAAACAAAATGCGCCTAATTCACCGTACAAATTCGGAAGCGGTACGGGGCCAAAAGGCGGATTAACGCGAAGCTTAGATAGTTGGATGGTTCGTAAAGGAATAGCACCACGAAATGTTAAAGGACAGTTTCAAAGTAGAAAAGGTTTGAGATTTATAATAGCTCGAAGTATTTACATGACTGGAATTAAACCAAGTTTATTTTTTACCAAGCCATTTGAAGCTGCCTACAAAACTTTACCCGATACGTTAATAGATAAGTACGGTTTGGATGCCGAACAGCTTTTAAACGAAATATTAGACCAAAATTTAAAGAATATAAAATGAGTATTTTTGCACGTTCACCTTATATAGTAGAAATATCCGAAACAGGACAAGACGGTTCTAAGTTAGAAGTATTTATTTGGAACGGTACTGGAAGCGCACCAGCTTCGCCAACTTACACTTTGAGTAAATTAATACCAGCTTCAAACAACGTAAAGACGTATTACAATATTTCGCCTTACATTCGTGAGTATTTAAGTTGGAATACAAGACAAGAAATTTATAATACTTTTCCA